TTGCAGTTGCAGACGAGACTCACCTCTATTCAAGCCCCGAGCTTCGACGAATGCACGAAACAGTGCGACGCAACTTGGCAAAACGCAAAGCTGCAGACCCTTGGATGCTCGAGACATCGACAATGTATGCAGTCGGTGAAGAATCAATAGCCGAGCAAACACACAGGCTTTACGTCGCGATTCAAGAAGGCCGCATCAAAAATCCGGGCTTGCTTTTTGACCACAAACAAGGTCTTGAAGTGCCAGATCTGTTGAACACAGAAGATTTGAAGCGAGCGCTTCGTGTCGCTTACGGCCCAGCTTATCAGTGGCTTGACATTGACCGCTTGGTGGCCGAGATTCAAGACCCAATGACACGGGCTTCTGATGCTCGGCGTTATTTTTTGAACCAACCGTCCACTGACACTGACAAGTATATGGACGCAGTCGCTTGGAAAGCAGCAGCAGAACCCGAAGCTCTTGAACCCGGCACAGAAGTTGTGCTTGGTTACGACGGCTCGCGAAAAGACGACGCTACAGTGCTTGTCGCTTCTCGACTTTCAGACGGCAAGATTTTTCAAATCGCTTGCTGGGAACGACCACCGGGACCGGTTGGTTACAACTGGGAAGTGCCTCGCGTTGAAGTCGATGAGACGGTGCGAGAGGCTTTTGAGAAATACAAAGTCATCAAGATTTGGGCCGACCCTTCCGGTTGGCAGTCTTATCTCGACGCTTGGAATACGACTTTCATTGACCGCGTTGTTGCGGTTTATCCAGCCAGCCAGCGCAAGCTGATGGCGCAAGGACTTGACAGGTTCCTTGAAGATGTGCTAGAAGGCAGACTCAAGCACGACGGCTCGGCCGAGTTGACACGCCACGTGCTCAATGCGGTGCCGACTCGTTACGGCCAAGTCAAAAAGCCTTCACAAGCGCACAAAATAGACGGTTTGATAGCCGCAGTTTTGGCTTATCTGGGCAGAGCAGAAGCAACGCTCAACCCTGAGAAGCCAGCGGCACCAGTTGCTTATTTCTCAATACAGGCCTAGGAGAGACATGAAAAAGATTGACCCAAGCCTTGTGGTAGAGATTTTCGGGGTAGTGCTTGTAACAGTGGGCATCGCAGCTTTGTCGCTGCCGTTTGCTGCCATCGCACTCGGTTCGTTTCTTGTTTGGGCTACAGAAAAGGCTAGTAAATGACAGCTGGTATTTATAATGCGACCATCGACCAAGGCTCAGTGTGGTCGGTTATTTTCGTGTATAAAGACCCAAATGACAACCCTATCAATTTGAACGGCTACACCGCCGCCATGCAGCTTCGTCAAGTCTATGACAGTACAACTGCTGATCTCACTTTGACCACCGAGAACGGTGGCATTTCTATTGTTGGTGCCACTGGTACCATCACCGTCACTGCAACCGACGAACAAACAGGTGCACTCACTCCGGGCTACTACGTTTACGATTTGGAGCTAACTTTGGCAGGCAATGTGTCACGTTTGGTGCAAGGTCAAATCACAGTAGCAGAGCAGGTCACACGTGTCTAATAAAGTTATTATCAACGAAACCAACAACACCGTCGAGGTCATCTCACCGGGTGCGCAAGGCGCACAAGGTCCGACTGGCCCAACAGGTGCCACAGGCCCTGTCGGTGCTACTGGCGCGACTGGTGTAACTGGCCCTGTCGGTGCGACTGGTTCAACCGGCCCAACCGGCGCTACTGGCCCTGTTGGTGCGACCGGTTCAACTGGTCCTGTCGGTGCAACCGGCCCAACCGGCTCAACTGGCCCTGTCGGTGCTACTGGCCCCGTAGGTGCTACTGGCCCTGTTGGCGCAACTGGTGCAACAGGTTCAACTGGTCCACAAGGCATTCAAGGCGTTCAAGGCATTCAAGGTGACACCGGCGCAACCGGAGCTACAGGCCCACAAGGTGACACAGGTGCAACTGGCCCACAAGGTGACACCGGTGCAACCGGCCCTGTCGGTGCAACTGGTGCAACTGGTCCTATCGGCGCAACCGGTCCGCAAGGTGACACCGGTGCAACCGGCCCTGTCGGTGCAACTGGTGCAACTGGTCCTATCGGCGCAACTGGCCCGACTGGCGCAACTGGTCCACAAGGCGAAGGCATTCAGATTCTTGGCAGCTATGCAACACTGGCTGCACTCCAAGCCGCACACCCAACCGGCAGCCAAGGCGACGCTTACATTGTTGGCGCTGGAGATCTCTACGTGTGGAGCGTTGTGCTCAATGCGTGGGATTTTGTCGGCAACATTCAAGGCCCAACCGGCGCAACTGGCGCAACTGGACCTATCGGCGCGACTGGTGCGACTGGTCCGACTGGTGCAACTGGCCCAACTGGTCCACAAGGTATCGTAGCTGGCCGTTATTATTATTTCAACGCTTCAGTCACTGAAGTCGCTTCCTATAAGCAGCTCTCAGAAGACCCAGTGTCAGCTGCAGAAAACACAACGACTGTCAATATTCCGGGCAGCACCACATCTCTCATTGCTTCGTACATTTCGACGCCGTTTGATTTCACGCTCATTCCGGGCGGCACACAGCGTTTCATCATGCACATGACCAAACCAGCAAGCAACGACAACTTGTCGGTGTTCTGCCGCTTGAAGCTTGCTGACAACGCTGGTACGGTTCTTTCCACCATTGGCGATTCGGACACAGTGCTAACCGGCTGGAATGGCTCAGGTCAGCCAGTTGTAACCGAAACCGACATCACTCTGCCAACGACTTCTGTGTCCGTTGGACAAAGAATGATTGTGGAGATCTACGGTGTCAACGGTGACGCGTCAGCTCACAACTACAGTTTTGTCACTGAAGGTACCACCCATTACTCTTATGCAGTAACAACTCTTGAAGCACCGCAAGGTCCACAGGGCCCAACTGGCGCAACGGGTGCAACTGGTCCCGTTGGCGCCACTGGAGCAACCGGTCCAACCGGCCCTATCGGTGCAACTGGTCCACAGGGTGTTCAAGGCCCAAGCGGTGCTACTGGCCCCGAAGGCGCAACAGGCCCTATCGGTGCAACAGGCCCAGTCGGTGCTACAGGCCCAGTCGGTGCGACAGGCCCACAAGGCATTCAAGGTGACGTCGGTGCTACAGGACCAACGGGTGCCACAGGCCCAACCGGTCTAGAGGGTGCTACTGGTCCGACCGGCCCACAGGGCAGCGTTGGTGCTACTGGAGCTACGGGCCCACAAGGTATTCAAGGAATCCAAGGCGACGTCGGAGCGACAGGCCCAATCGGTGCCACAGGTCCGGTCGGAGCAACAGGCCCACAAGGCATTCAAGGTGATGTCGGAGCCACAGGACCAGTCGGTGCCACAGGCCCAGCGGGCGCAACAGGACCCGAAGGTGCCACAGGCCCAGTCGGTGCCACAGGACCAACAGGCCCAGTAGGCGCAACAGGTGCAACAGGTGCCACAGGACCAAGCGGTGCTGCAGGTTCTGCCACCGTCTATCGCTGGACAAAGACAGCGGCAGGTGGCGAGACTTCACTTTCAGGTCTTGACAACAACGGTGTCACACTTACCTACACAGTCGGCCAAGAATTACTTCACATCAACGGTGTCTTGCAAGTTCGTGGCACTGACTATGTTGCAACCACTGGCACATCAATCACAGGACTCACAGCACTCGTTGCTGGCGATGTCGTGGACATCTGGGCGCCTGAAGTGTTCAATGTCTCAGGTGCAGCGATGCTTGCTGCGAGCAATACGTTCGGACCTGACCAAGTAATCAACGGCGTCACAGTTGGTGAAGGTGGCGGTTCTATTGCAACTAACGTTGCACTGGGTCAGTCTGCTCTTGCCCTCAATACTACGGGCGCCAATAACATCGCTATTGGTGCCAACGCACTAGATGCAAACACTGTTGGCGCATCCAATGTTGCGATTGGCAGTAATGCACTTGGACTCAATACAACTGGTGTTCAGAATATTGCTATTGGCAATGAAGCAATGCGCGACAATACTGTTGGCATAAGAAATATTGCCATTGGCATTTCTTCTGTAAGAAATAACACGACTGGAACTGACAACATTGCTATTGGTCAAAGCGCACTTGTTTTGAACACCACTGGCACAAGCAACGTAGCGGTTGGCTCTTTTGCTCTAGATGCAAATACTGTTGGTATTAATAATATTGCTATTGGATTTGGCGCTCTTGGAGCAAACACAACTGGTAATAATAATAACGCATTCGGCAGAGATGCTTTACTTGCAAACACTACTGGTATTAATAACGTTGCTGTTGGTTCGTATTCTCTTGGCGCAAATACTACTGGTATAGAAAATGTTGCCGTAGGAGTATTGGCACTTGGAGCAAACACTGTCGGCGTTAATAACGTTGCTGTAGGTAGTTTTGCATTAGATGCAAATACTACTGCTAATAATAATACTGCTATTGGACATCAATCATTAGGTGTAAATACTATTGGTACAGACAACCTTGCTATTGGTGCCTTTGCCCTTACTGCAAACACCACTGGCTCTTTTAACGTAGCAGTTGGTGCTGCTTCATTAGATGCCAATACCACTGGTGAAAGAAACGTTGCCGTGGGTTACAATGCTATGGGCTCTAACACTACTGGTACTGACAACACCGCCGTTGGTTTTGCTGCTTTTACGGCTAATACCACAGGTGTTAGCAACACTGCTATTGGTGCTTATTCTCTTGCTACTAATACAACTGGTGTGAGAAACAATGGCCTTGGTCAAGGAACATTGCTTCTCAATACCACTGGCATAGACAATGTTGCTATCGGAAATGACGCTTTAAGAGCAAATACTACAGGTGTTAGCAATACTGCAATAGGTTCTTTTGCATTAGATGCCAACACTACTGGTATCAGCAATGTAGCCATCGGTAATGGTGCGCTAGGTTCCAATACAACCGCTAGCAACAATACTGCAATCGGAACTTTGGCAGCAGAAACAAACACAATTGGTGAGGTTAATGCGTTTGGCGTAGCAGCATTAAGATTTAATACTACAGGTACAGGCAATACTGCTGTTGGATACGCTGCTCTTTACAGCAATACTACAGGTAGTGGCAATGTTGCTATCTCTGGCTATCACTCTGGAAATCGCTTACCAGCATTATATTCCAACACTACTGGTAATCACAATGCAGCCATGGGCCCAGGTGCGCTAAGTTCCAATACAACTGGAAGTGAAAACGTTGCTATAGGTTATAGTGCTTTAAGTACTGTTACCACTGGTAATTCTAATACAGCAATTGGTTTTGCTGCAGGACATACAGGAACTAATAACTTAACTATTGGTTCTAACAATACTTTAATTGGAAATCTAGCGCAGCCATCATCGTCAACAGTATCCAATACGGTTACATTAGGTAACGCTTCTATTACAACCCTTCGTTGCCAAGTCACCAGCATCACCGCACTATCCGATGCCCGTGACAAGACAGATGTTCAGTCAATTCCAGTCGGACTTGATTTCATCAAGAAACTCAACCCAGTCACATTCACTTGGAATATGCGTGACGGTGGCAAGGTCGGTGTCAAGGACACTGGTTTCATTGCACAAGAGCTAATGTCTGCAGAAGATCAGGCCGGTTTGGCTGAGTATCTGCAACTGACTTATCGCGACAACCCCGACAAGCTTGAAGCTACGCAAGGTCGCCTCATTCCGATCTTGGTAAAAGCAATTCAAGAACTTGCAGCTGAGATCGAAACATTGAAAGGCACTAATCGATGACAAAAGCACGCGATATTGGAAGCAAGTTCAGCGACTCCAACGGTAACACCGCGTATGGCACTGATGCGCTCAAGGCGAATACGACTGGCATTGAAAACGTAGCAGTTGGCGATGATGCACTTCTTTCCAATACTATCGGCATTTACAATGTGGCCATTGGCAAAGATGCACTTAGATTGAACACAACTGGTACACGCAATACAGCAGTTGGCGCTTATGCTTTAGATGATAATACAATCGGTGGCTACAATGTTGCCATAGGCACAAGTTCTATGGGTTCAAACACTGAAGGCACTGACAATGTTGCTGTTGGAAGAGCCGCTTTATTTGCCAACACTACTGGCACTAACAACGTAGCCATCGGCAATAATGCGCTAGATTCTAATACTACTGGTGTAAATAACGTTGCTGTCGGTTTCGGTGCTCTAGGTACCAGTGTTACGGCAGGTTTCAACGTTGCCGTTGGCATGAACTCACTCGCGCTCAATACTACGGGTCAAGCAAATACTGCTCTTGGTTTCGGTTCCTTATATGCCAACACTACTGCGAATGACAACACGGCGCTTGGTTTTCAAGCGCTAGCAGCGAACACCACTGGTTATTTCAATACGGTTGTTGGCGCGTATGCTTTGGATGCGAACACTATAGGAATACAAAATGTAGCAATGGGTAGAGGAGCATTGGGCACAGGCGTAAGCGCCTCTTACAATGTTGCCGTAGGCGTTGATGCTCTCGTAAATGTCAACTCTGATTACAATACTGCCATTGGACAAGGCGCTTATTATGGTTCTGTCGGCGCAACTGGCGCCAATAATGTTGCAATTGGCATCAATGCTCTTGGACCGAATACTACAGGCGCCAACAACGTTGCAATCGGAAACTATGCACTTGATGCCAATACGGCGGGCTCTTTTAGTGTTGCTATTGGAAGAGAAGCATTGACGTCTAATACCGTTGGTGACAAAAACGTAGTAGTTGGTGCTTCGTCTTTGGGTTCCAATACAACAGGAACTCACAATGTTGCTATTGGTTATTACGTTTTGGGAGCGAACACAACTGGCTCTGGTAACGTTGCTATTGGTGCATTTTGGGACGGCAGCATTGCTGGGCCGCTTGGTTCTAATACCATTGGTCAAGCGAATGTTGCAATTGGCGCTGGCGCTTTACATGCCAATACTACAAGTAGCAGCAACGCTGCTGTTGGCATTGGAGCGTTGTATTCTGCAACTGGTGGAACGAACACTGCCATAGGTCGCAACGCTGGTTATAACACAACAACTGGAACTAATAACTCGTTTTTGGGCAACGAAGCACAACCATCTTCAGCAACTGTTTCTAATGCCATCACTCTTGGCAACGCATCTGTCGCAACCCTTCGTTGCCAAGTCACCAGCATCACTGCGCTCTCTGATATTCGTGACAAAACCAATGTTGAATCAATTCCAGTCGGTCTTGACTTCATCAAGGATTTGAAGCCAGTCAAGTTTGAATGGAATATGCGCGATGGTGGCAAGGTCGGCATTGAAGAAGGCGGATTCATTGCCCAAGAACTTCTTGCCACTGAAGAGAAGTTTGGCACAAAGGCTTGGACACAGATTGTTTCAGAGGAGAATCCTGACAAACTGGAAGCAGCCCCTGCTAAACTCATACCAATTCTAGTCAAAGCCATTCAAGAGTTATCTGCGAAAGTAGATGAACTACAAGCACAGTTAGGGAAATAATGACACACTCAGCAGATGCAGTAAAGACCATCACCAAGGCTGTACCAACAGTTGATGCTGATGGCAAGGTAGTCAAGTGGGACGTGACCGTTGAATACTCACTCAATGATTATGTATCCACATTCAACAAGAGCGTGGAAGTTGAAGCGGCAAAGGCTCCAGCAGATTTCACCAAGGCAGAACTTTGGGCTTTGGTAGATGAAGCACACCTTGATGCTGTTTATGATTCACAGTACGAATCAGTCAAACTCGCTCCTGCACCAACAACAGAAGCAATCTCAGACTTCGATGTGGAGTCGCTAGCCTAGTAATCAAATCGGGGGATTTGTGAAAAAGATACTCATTGCAACGCCGTCATACGATGGCAAAGTTGATGTGTGGTACACGAGTGCACTACATCAAACAACGCTAATTGGCATTGAAGCTGGCATCTATTTTCATCCAGTTTTCATGTCCTACGACGCGCTCATTCAACGCAGCCGCAACGATTTAGTGGCGCTTGCGGTTGAACAAGATTTTGACGGCATTCTTTGGATTGACGCCGACATCGAATGGGCACCCACTTGGGCAGTTGAAATCGTCAACTCTGACAAAGACGTGTTTGGCATTCCTTGCGTCAAAAAGTCTATCGTCGAAGAAGCTTACAACGTCAAAGCAAAGCCTGAACAACTTGGTGAAGGCGTGATCTCTGTAGAGTCCGTTGGCACTGGCTTTTTGTACCTTAGCAAAAAAGCCTTCACCCACCTATGGGACAGCAGCGAGCCTTACGTTCACAACGGTCAAAACAAGCGTTGGGTGTTCGAGGTCAAGATTCAGGACGGCGACATCATCTCTGAAGATGTGCTGATGTGTCAAAAGCTCAAAGACGCTGGTTTTGAGATTTGGATTGACAGCGACAAGACTTGCAACCACATTGGAACATTGAAGTTTGTCGGCAACTTCGCAGACTTTGTGAAGCGCCTAAAATGAGATTTCACGTTGTCAGCTTGCCGCACACGCAAGTCACAAAAGCATTCGCAAACTGCGCCTACACCGAAAAAGTGCGGCGTTTTTGCATCATGATGACAGGCCTCGGCCATGAGGTCATTCTCTACGCTGGCGAGCAAGTAGAAGCGCCGGTCACAGAGCTTGTCACCTGCATTTATGAAGATCAGCGCGAGGCAGCTTGTGCTGGTGGCCATTACACCTCAGCTTCTTTTGACACCAACTTGCCACATTGGCAGATTTTCAACGCGAACGTTATTCGCGAGATGAAGCAGCGTTTGCAACCAACCGACTTCATTTGCCTCATCGGCGGGTGGGCCCACAAGCCAGTCGCCGATGCCTTCCCTGAGCACATGTCAGTGGAGTTTGGTGTTGGCTATGGCGGTGTCTTTAGCAAGTACCGCGTTTTTGAGTCCTACGCTTGGATGCACAGCATCTACGCCGGCGGCAAAAATCCGACCACTGTTGACGGCCACTTTTATGATGCCGTTATACCGGGCTACCTAGAGCCCGAGATGTTTCCGCTTGGAAATCACGACGGCGATTATTACCTTTTCATCGGTCGCCTAATCGAGCGCAAGGGCTACCAGATAGCACAAGAAGTCTGCGAGCGCCTTGGCAAGCGTTTGGTTTTGGCCGGCCCCGGCACTGGCAGTGGCTACGGCGAGTTTGTTGGCGCAGTCGGTCCTGAAAAACGAGCCGAGCTCATGGGTGGTGCAATAGCGACTTTCGCTCCCACTCTCTATATCGAACCTTTCGGCAACGTCGTCATCGAAGCTCAAGCATGTGGCACCCCCACCCTAACAACTGACT